GACGCTGATGGAAATCGTAGACTCCATCCTCTTCTTGTAGAAGATATTGCCTATTATCTTAAGATCTTCGAGAATGGAGATATAATGCCTGTCATATTCGAGATGACATTAAAAGATGAGATTCGATCTCATGAAAAGAACTCGAAGTGTGAGACGCGGCTGTTTGATTCAGGCGATTTCACATCATTTGTTATACAAAGAATGTATTTGGGTGCGTTCTTTACCGAAGCGACGAAAGATCCTGTTCGCTCGCCTATCGGTATATGCATTAATGCCCATTCTAAAGATTGGGGTTACTTGTATGCATATTTGAAAGGTTCAGAAGAGAGATTTGTTCTCGCTGGAGATTTTAGTAACTACGATTTGTCTATAAAGAATATATGGCGAGATCGATTTATTGATTTTCTTATTCTTCTCTATCGTAGCGTAGTTCACCGAAATGTGATACTAGCTAATTTTCTCGCATGGCATATTATTTCCTTTTGGATCTATGGTCGACCCTATGGCACTTCGAGTGGTGGTTATCTTACGTCCATTTTTAATACCATAACTAATTGGGGACTTCACAAAGAAGCTTTTATCAATCTGTACTCTGAAGAAGAGTGGAAAGATATTCGCTGTACTTTTTGTGGAGATGATTCTGTTCTTACGGTTCCCGTTCGTTACAATTTATATAATATGACCTATCTGAAGGAGTATTTTTATGAGAATTATGGTATGATTTATACCTCTCCAACTAAGACCGATGAGATGTCAGTCTCCTGGGAGAGTTTGACCTTTTTGAAAAGGCAATTTGTTCGTGGTCATGCTGGTGTTATGGCCCCTCTTTCTAAGCGATCTATGTTTAATATGATTAAGTGGACTGATGCTCCTGGTAACCTTGAGGTTATGGGATCGGTTTGCAATTCGCTGCTCCTCGAAGCTTGGCATTATGGTGCCGAAATGTACCAATCATGCTTTGACTGGATAATGGATGAGGGAAGGCGATTAGGCCACCTATTTATTGTCCCAACTTGGGAGGAGATGCGTTTTAAGCGCATGAAGGATTATTAATCTTTCAATCCCGGGTACGGGGACAATCCGACCTGCAAGCTGTAAGACAGCCGCGCCGGCATGCGTGTGAACAGAATTATGCAGATTGGTGATCTTTAAACACCATATGGGCCACGGTTTTAATCCAGACCATCGCTCGTTTATATTGGATTACAGAACTAACACAATTAACAGCTAAAAACGGCATTCAGGCCGATTCACAGCAGATGCTGACTGATCCAGTCGACACTGCTCTTTTTCAGACTCCAACCATGAGTTTTGGCGAGGTCGGTACAACTACCGAGCAGTCAACTTCAGGGTACGCGTCTTCTGCTCACGGGGTGGGTCATTTTGAAAATACGAGAGTATTAGAAAGAATGGTTCGTCTTACAGAGTTGACGTGGAGTACGACTTCTAGTGGATTTCTTTATTCCACAGATATCAATCAAAAACTCGAACAAATAGTGCGAAATCAGAACATTTTATCGCAGTTCGAGTTTATGAGATCCGGTATTGAGGTTACGATACGACTCAATACGAATCAGTTCTATTATGGCGCTTTAGGTGTCGTTTTATTTCCTTTTGGAGGTCTTTCAACTGGAGCAAGGGTCGATGAACTTATGGTTCTTGATCCTAGTATCATTTCGGCGTCATCGGCCGAGTCCGCAG